TTCATTTAATATATTTTCATTTATAAATATACACATATTAGTATATTCATAGATAAAAATATGATAATTTGTTAATAGTTTATTCTGCTAACTCACAGATTAGTCCGTGCTTTAATGCGTGTATACAACTATTACTTTTCTGGTGTCTTTTAAAACCATATTTCCTAACTATAGCATTACACCTAGGACACTGGACATTTTCTTTGGTTCTTTTTGCTATTTGTTCTTTATTATTTTCATAGTATTCTTTTTTTTTTTCTGCTATTTGTTCTTTATTATTCTCTCTATATATTTTACCTCTTTCTGCTATTTTTTCTTTATTGTTCTCTCTATATATTTTACCTTTTTCTGCTAATTGTTCTTTGTTATTTTCATAGTATTCTTTTTTATATTGTTTTATATCTTCTTCTGTTCTAAATGCTTTTAGTTTATTTACCAACTTAATACAATTTAACCTATCAATCCAATACTGCTCTCTCTGTCTTAGTTCATCTTTACTAGCACAAGGAGCATTTTCTAATAGATATATTTTATAATTTTCATTACATAGTATTTCAAAACTGCTCCTATAATGTGTTCTTCCTTGTAGATAATCTTTATAATGAGTTCTATGCTTCTCTAATCTCTGTGATAGATATTCTTTTGTTGTTGAACCAATATAAAAATTATCATTAGTCAAGTCTAGTATTTTGTATATCTTGCCGTTTTTGTAATTAACCATTTTGTTATACTTTTTACTCTTTTTTACTCTTTATATATGTTTTAATAGTCGTCCTCATCATATACTCTATCTAAACTTGTTATAAAATGATAATAAGGAAGCAGTCTATCAAATAGTTCATAGTTCTTATTATATAATTTTAAATCTTTCTCATTTTCAAAATCTAAATTAAGAAATCTATGTATTAGTTTCTTTCGTTTTAATATTCGCATATCATCTCTAATAATATTCCATTCATTTAAGAACTGATCACGGGTTATAATAAAACCATAGTATTTACGTATATACCTAATTCTATGGTTAATATTATCTTTATAAAGTTGAAATTCATATTTATCTATTTCAATCTCTTCATCACTCATAACTATATAATATAACATAGAAATTAATTAAATCTTCCATTCATATCATTATTTTGAAAATCAACTTTTCTAGGGTCTGGCTCAGGTGGTGTATGTTCTTTTTCAATATTCTTATTCAATCTTTTTAACCTTTGAACAGGCATCTTTTTAATTTTAGTTTTTTTCTTGTAGTGATAGGGCATTATAAAGTTAATACACATATTATTAATAATTTTTCTACAAACCATATGTATATTTAATACATTTTAAACAAAATTCTATCCGTTCTATTTTAATGTTCTTAGTTTCTCCACACATAGAATTATCTATTTTAATTCTTTCTATTTTATCTTCATAGAAGTTAATTATGCTCTGTGCTTGGTCTTGTTCTCTGCTATAGAAGAAATCAGTATATAATCCCATCTATATTATATAGAAAGGAAATAATCTTCCTTTTTTCTAACTTGTTTAGATGGAAATCTTTTCCATTTCAATTCTATTGTTAATTTATTCCGTCTACTTACTGGTATTTTAACCTCTTTTTTATTATTATCTATACCTGTAGTTTCTCCTAATTTCCAAGTATAATAATCTAAATATTGTGGATATGTTTTTGCTACTGTTAAATAATCATTATGTGTTTTTTCTTCATTTAATCTATATTCATATAAACCTCCAGCACTAAATAACTTAGTTTTGAAAGTTAAAAAGTCTATTTTTAAATTATACTGGTATTTATCTAAATAATAACAACTTTCATATGCATCTGTTCCCTGGTTTATTTTTAAATTTATATTAGGTTCATTAAAGAATATTTGAAATCCACCACAAATATTAGTTTTACATAGTTTTACTTTATCACTCATATAAAATGAATTACCAGTACTATTTATTCCACATAATCCTATATTGTATTCTCTCATTAAATTAGATGAAATACAAATAGCATTATCAAATTCCTCAGCAGTAATAGGTCTTAGTGTCTTATCATCAATTCTTACTAATATATCGTCCAAGTCATCGTCAAGTATCAAACCTAACTGGTTTTCCTCAAATAATTCATTTCTAATAAAATTTAACTGTGATGCTAAAGCGTTGCTATTATCGCCAATAATAATATTGACACCTTCATACATCGAATTAATATTATCAAAGTAATCATTAAACATATCTTCGTCTTTGTCTGCTCCCACTACTACAAATATATTTTGTCTAGGAACTTTTAACCTTTCTAGTAGATGTAATGTTTTACATAGAATTATATTTGAGCGTTGGTAAGTTGGGATTGCTATATTTAAGTTATTCATATCTATATAGTTAGATTTTATTTTATGAAAGGTTTAATACTTTTATTATTTCCGGTAAAATAAACATTTCTTTTAATACCTTTTAGCATTGGCGTCATAGTTCTATTTGCTCCTCTTTCCACCTTAGGATTTATACTTGCTATCTTTCTTCTAATCATTGGTTTAACTATTATAGGATTTACCAATTCACTTACAATTTTATTATCTAATTTATCCATTGAAATAACATAATAAAATTATAATTAGTTTTAGTTAAAGGGTGTCAAAATACGTCAAACGTCAAAATTTACCCTATTTTTGAAAA